TCCAAACGAAAATAATAACAGTTTCATTGCGCTTGCTTTGGTTGCATGGAAGGCACTTTCGGCATCTCCCATATGAACGGCTGTAATTTCAGCAGAGTATTTCCCTAATCCAGCTTGGAGTCCTTCGGGGGTGATCTCCATTATACAACCTCCGTAATAAACCATCTATACGGCTGTATATTCCAGACCGCTTCTCTTTCTTCGATGCGCCCAGCGATTTCAAGCCTGCTAACTGCTGCAAGTGTAATATCAGCACGTAATTTAAAATGAGAGACGATATCAACACTGTCAACGTTTCCACGGTTGTTACGTATGTATTCATATACAGCGGGATCAAGCCATGATTCGTAGTCTGGATTTTCCATTATACAGCCTCCTGCGCTGCGTGTATGGACTCCCCCACAATCATAGATTCTGGAATTTCACAAGGAGCAATGACTACAATTTCGTTCTCCCGTTCTAAAAATAACGGTGCATTCTCCATAGATGGGAACCTCCAGGTGTGAACCCCCATCCATAGTACATCCTCGTTATCAATGTGACCCCATGGCTCCAATAACCTTAAATTGAATAGAGCTTCCTGACCTGCACCGTTCATAAGCATTATTTGAGAGTTGCTTATTCTGGTGAAAGATTCAATTTTGCAGCCATCGTTTATATATTCATGAAATTGTTTTATTTTATCAGGAAGTTCATCGATGTTTCCTGCTATCATTACTGTGTTTTCAGAATTTATTTTCAACATGTTCTGCGCTCCAATCGTTGTTTAAATCATATTATGTCTTCTAATTTTCCATTCTACAAACTCATCAAGGGAAAATCCCCAATTTTGAATTATATCAAGTGTATAGACAATTGTATTATGAAATGTCCAGACTTTATCAAGGAGGAGTTCAATTTTTATCTCTGCGTGATCGTTGAGGACTGTTAGAGTCCTGCGTACTTTGGTTGACGTGGATGTGTAGGTTTTCATATATTATTCCTCAATTTTCCCGATTAATGCGTATAGATACCCACTCCAAAACCCTTCTTGGTATAGTTCGTTACCTGGAAATGCAAACTTAATATCTGTTAAGGAGTTGGATACATGATCTTTAATAAAATATAATGGCTTTCCATAGCAATCTTTTACTATTTTTTCAACTAAACCCGGATCATGCGTAGAAAATACAGCTTTGGTTTTTGTTATTGCTTCCGATTCACTTAATAATTGCATGGTTTAACCATCTCTTTATCAGCCTCAATCATCTCCCATATTGTACTTACCTTACTACCAGAATCCGCCGCGTTATCAACTCTGCATCCAGGAGTACAACAAACTACCCGTAAATAGGGAGAGCTATCTTTAAAGGTACATTTATACAGTGCCCACGCCTGACCACCGCATACCGGGCATGTTATTTTTTCATAGTTTTCATTCATGGTTTATCTCCTCGTCGTAACCAAGCCGTTTAAAGTGCGATGTTAACGGATCTATCATATACTGATTTCCATCGATGGAAAAATTTTCTATGTCTGAATCGGTATACCCTCGACCTTTTAACGTCTTATCCAGCAGTTCACATATAATCTTTTGATCTTCCTTTGGAAGTGTATTAAATTCAACCACTGTTTTATTCCTCCTTGATTTCTCCCCGTAATACGATACCAAGCTGTTCTCTAGCTCCTTTCAATTCTTTTTCAATATTAGACTCATCTTGAGAGAATGTAGTACGAAGCCATTGAATCTGCTCGATAGCCCATAATATAGTTTCACTTGCCCTTCGAATATGCTTTTCTTCTTGTTCAGATATCATGGTGTTTAATCCTCCTTCTTTTCATCCTTCATTTTCCACAAATAACACCCAAAACCCACATTCATACCCCCGCTTATCTCCCCATTTTTCCACATCTTGAGAATGGCTCTCTTAACTCCATCAGTTGAAATTGTTTTATATTTTATAGGATGGAGTTTAGCTAATTCGTTTCTAATCTGGCTGCTTTTTAAAGGGGGCTCAGCCAGTCGCTTTAATGTCCGAAATGCTGCATTCCGGTGAATCTAATATGATATGCCTGGTTTGAAATCTCGACCCTGGCACATTTTTATCCACGTATTTAGTACAGTTTTCAAAGTATATTCCATCGCGTGCCATGTCTATTACATTAGTTCTGAATAGTTTGCACCGCCAGTCCTTTCCATTTTCGCAATTAAAACATTTCAAATCGTGTATGTTTGCGTCGGATTTCTTTTTTTCAAACTGTATTTTTGTCTGTTGCTTTTCAGTGAGTGGAACCATTTGTATAGGAAGATTACCTTGAATCCCAGCAATTGATAAAATATAACTTTTCCACGATTGTTTACCTGAATTGTTCATAGCCTTTTGTAGTTCAATCCCTTCTTCGTAGGTTACATAAAAATTTACAGTTAGTTTCCCACCAGATGTCTTTGAAGGTCTTCCCTTTTTATTATATTTTATTTCGTTTGAGTTTAGGATACCAGATTTCAGTAATATAAAATTACTCCAATTTAAATTTGAATCTTTTTTAACTTTTAATAATTCAGTAGTTTCATCAGCGTTAAATTTTACAGCGATGTGGTATTTTTGATTATCAATCGTGCAAACTTCTTGCCCATAACCATTTATATATTTTATATGCACACAATTGTTTATTATATTTGAAAGTTTTATAAAATCATCGTATGTTGGATCGGATACCACGATTTCATGATTTATTTTATACTTTTTAATTATCCATTCATAAACACGTTTGTTAATTTTGTCCATCCCTTTTCCAGTTTCAGAATTGTGGTTTATGTTCCGATGCAGATCTATTGGAATATATGCCCCAAAATTTGAGTCTTCTTCAAGAGTTAAGTGGTGAAAATGCGCCCCTCTAAAGAATGGGTTGATAGCAACTCTTCCAGCGAGACCACCATGTTTCATTTTGTTCACACCTTCTTCCTTTTAAGTTCTTTTAAATCCTTCTTCAACGATTCAATTTCGATCTCCATCCGCTCGTTTTCAGCTATAATATGCCTCATAGCAGTATCATCAGATGGGCTACCTATTTTTTTTGCAGTTTCTCTTATTTTGTTTAATACAAATTCACTTATTTTTACTGATTTACATTCCATACTACTACTACAGCCCCATGTTATAAATAGGTTACGATTCGTAGTAATGTTTACCACGATTGGTAGTAATGTATTTATAGCATGAACGCGTAAAGGAGTAGTAGATGTGAGGCGAAATGCCCTAGTGAAATCGAAAGGAGACAAGAAGCGCATGATCGAAACGAGGATTGATATAAAATGACAAAATTCGAAATGTCTGTAAAATTTAGTGTAGTGATGGAAAAACATCTCCATGACATCGAAGCTGATTCCGAATTTGAAGCTTTAACCGAGGCATGGCAGACAGGAGAGAAGATCATAGAAGAGTTAGTCAATCAATATGGAGAAAGTGTATATATGGAAGAGATTATTGCAAATCCAGTTGGAGCGCCTGAAGATGGAACTACTATGTAAACGAACCGGAA